TATCAGTATTGGCATCAGCAACATCGTTATCAAAATCAGTTTTACTAGCATACACTTTGCCTGTTCTTTTATGTTTAATAATTTCTTTTGCTTCTGCTGGTATTTTAATTAAATCAGTCATAACTTTTTATACTATTAAAAATTAATTCTGTCTAGCCTTTTCCCTGGCCTCTATAACGTTTAGTTTTTTTCTGTCTCTTCTCGTTTTTGTTTAAAGATTTCTTATGTTTTCGAGGACCCCTTTTTTTAGGCTTATCCCGTTTGTGATGTTCTTTAGATTTTTTAGCCATTATTTTAAGTGTACAAAACCATTTAAAGTAAGTCTACCATCATCTAAACTATTTCCAAAGTTCAACATGGATTTATGCTCTGTTTGTGAGTCAAATAAAATAGCTCTATTTTTGACCATATTGACTGTTGTATTTGGTACTTCAGAATTATCTTTATAAAAATTTGTTCCTGATTCTAAATTATCAGTTAAATAAATAATCATTCCAAGCTGACAGGCTAGATCTTTATGAATCCAATCTTTAACTTGATCTTGCCCAAGTCGTAAATGTAAATATAAGTCAACTGCAAAAGGCATATGCATTTCAAACTTTTGTTTAAATTCTTTTAAAAATAATTCAAATAGAAATGGATTACCTTGGTGAATAGCTTCACTTCTAAAACCAGGCCATTCTTGATTATCTTTAAACTCATCATTAAAATCTTTTAAATTATATAGTTTTATTTTTTTAAACTCTGGTTCTATTCTTGAATAGTTATCAAAGAAATTATCTATAACTTGTAGTTTCATTAAGCTTTTACATCTACATTAAAAGATATAGAGATTCTAGGTGTTTCTTCATAATGAGGGTAAACCATATGTTCAAAATTAGAGGGGAATAATATTATTTGATTCTTAAGAGGTTGAATTTTATAAAGATTATAAAAGTCATTTGATACTTCTTCACACATAGTCATTGATGCTGACTTATCATTTTTTAAAAAAACTAATTCTCCCCCATCCTTTTTAGCTTCTACATAGTAAGTCCCTGAAAAATTACTATCGGGATGCGAGTGGGGTTCATTAAAAGAACCTTTATAGTTCTCATTTATCCACAAATTATTTAAACTATATTTTAAATTAGGTTTAACATTGTAGTATTTAAATATTAAAGAAACTGATTTTTGTAAAATACATTCACAGATTATTTTATTATCTATAAAGTCTGTTTGAAAACCTTTTAAATTTGATTTTATAACCCCTTGATTATTTTGTTTTCTAACCTTTAATTCTTTTAATATTTCATCATCTAATTTATCATGAAATAAAGAATCTATTACAATACTATCTGTGAAGATATTTATCTTAGCCATTTTCCTGTGATCTATCTATTAAAGCATAACTTATAGCACCGGATACTTCATTAGCTGTATCTACTTGCATTTCAATAATATCGCTTGCTTCTAAGTTTAATGATTGTTTAATTAAATTGTCTGTAGATTTGTTTAAAACAATATGACCTATTGGAACACGAGAAGCTCCTGATTTTGTTATAAATAGATCAGTGTCTACATTACTTGCAGTATCGTGAGTTGCTTGTACATTTTTAATAATAATAGTCGCATCTGCAGGACAAGTTAAAATTGTCGTGATGTTAGTTGTAGTTAAATTAAATGTTTCACTTTTATATCTAATTGTCATGACATAAAATAATTAAAGGTGTTTTGTTCATTTTTAATTTGTTCTTGATAAGAAGTGTTTAACTTATCTTTCAAAGTTTGTAAAGATTGAGCTACTTGTCTTTGGTTTTCTTCAGTATACTGTGGTGTTGGTTCTGGTATTACTATATCTACTTTAGCCATTATCTCATTCCATCTGGTTGTATATCTGCTCTAAAAGTACCATATCTCCAATTTTGATCAGTAGAAGTGTTTGCAATTTTTAAACTAGCAAATCTAGATCGTGCACGAGTGTCAACTTTATCTGTAGAGCTTGTTACAGTGAAAGGGCCGAGAGGCGAGGATGTTGAAACGTCATTTGGGTAGCTTCTTAAATTAATAGTAACCTCTGCATTACCTGTAAGTAATTTAAAATCAGGTATAAATCTTCTTATACTCATAAATGTTTGACCTTCACCCAAATCAAAATCACCAGACTGTATAAAAGCAGGTATTGCTGTTTTAACCCCAGTAGAACTAACTTGATTGTTACCTACTTCATGAGCATAGTAAATAGAAGCACCATTTGCATTAGTTACTCCTTGCACGGTAGGAAAACTTGGTGTTGCAGTTGTGTCAAATTCTGAAGCATAAGGATTATCATAAAGTGTAGAATCATACCAACTAGTTCTAGCTAACGTACCTGTAGTCCAAGTATTTTCAATGTAGTTATATGTTACAACTCTATCTGGTTCACTAGAACCTGCTTTAGGATAAAACCAACTTAGTTCTTCGTATAAATGATTTAAACCTGCGTATACTACTTCTCCTGATCCATAATTTATACCTAAATTGTTTCCTTTATTTGTAAATACAAAATCTCCAACTAGGCAAGGTATAGATTTAACAGTTCCATCATAAACAAAAAAACCACCAGCTTGTCCCATCCACCATACTCTACCATTAACATACTTTATTGCGTGTTGACCAATTAACCCACAATTACTTCCAACCTGTCTTATAGAAAAAGTAAAAGGTGGTCCTACAAATTGCATTATATAAGCAGCAGTATCTGTAACAACTAGTATATAATCTTTACCTTTTGTAGCACCTACTATTTTTACACCTGAGTCTAGTCTAAAGGTTCCAGCAGTATTTACTGAAGTAGGTTGATAATCATTTAATGTTTCTTGGTCTGAAAATCTAATAAACATTTTGTCTTGTGTCGAAGCTGTACCAATTATAGTTTCTGTTCCTAAAACAATTAAATGTCTATCTCTCTCCGAAATAATAGACATTACAGAAGTTGTAGGAGCTCCAGATATTACTGTTGCTCTAGTTTCTAAAGCTGTTGTTGTAACTGAAAGAGGATCCCATTCAAATATTTTACCATTTTTAATTGTACATACTAATTTTTGTCCAAAGTGATCAAGTGCCCATGTTGCAGGGTCTAGTAGTGTTGTAGAAGATAAAGCCGCTTGTCCCCATCCTGTGTAGTATTCTACACCTGCTCCAGAACTGTGTGCAGATCTAGTACCACCTACTGCTCTAGTAATATTGTTTAAGTTATTTCCTGTTATTCCAGAGTATGAAATAAATTCAGCTCCAACTTTTATAGTCCCTGATGCAGGAAACCCTGCAGTTGAAGTTAGTGTAATATCTGTTCCAGAGCCACCAGTACCTGCAGTATTGTCAGACAAAGTACCGTTTAAAGTATTTAAGACTCCAGAAGCTCCTCCCCACGTAGAGGCCCCCCAACCATAACCATAACTTTGAGTTAGAGGCCCTGGTTTAATATATGGGTTTATTGTTGCTCCTCCACTTGCAGATACAGAAGTACCTGCGTTTGTTGCCATAGTAATTGTAAACATATTAATAGTCGGAACGGATACTACTTGAAATGTATTATCAGTAAAATTTTCTGCTGTGTAACCTGCTCCAACCGGAGGGGTTACCGATGTAAAGGTAAATAAATCCCCCACAGATAATCCGTGTGCTGCTTTGTTAACAGTGACTGTTGGATTTGTATTTATTGTTGTAAAGGTTGCACCAGTAATAGCGGTATCTAAAGGAGTAATATCATAAAAAGATCCTTCATAATAAATAATTAAAGTTTTATTAGTTCCTAATGCAGCATAAATATTACCGCTTAGGTCTGCATAAACTAATTGTTCTGTAACTTTTCCAAGCAATGTATTAGTTGTGATTTGTTCCCAACCACCAATTTTTTCTGGTAGTCCATATCTAAACCTAACAAAATCACCATCAGTCCATTGACCTTCAGCGCCTGTTTCAGTTACCTGTTTATTAAATCCCGGTCTAATTTGTACATTTGTTAAGGGCATGGCTTATTATAACATAATCACTTCTTATCTTCTATATCAGAGGTGCCTTCTATTTTAGTGTTAGTAAAAGTTTGTTTGTTCTGTAATTCCTCATTAAATTGCATATTCCAATTTGATACCATTC